CTTTAATCTCTACAAAAAAGTTTTGAGTTACGCTTTAGTCTCTATAAAAAGTCTTTAAATAAAACGTTTAATATACGTTTAAGTTTTCTATAAATTATAAATTTAATATTAATTAATAAAGGTTAAGATATATGTCATACGGACAAAATTCTCCTTTTGGATTAAAACCTATTGGGCATTTACAAGGAGGTAGCAGTAATATATCTCTTTCTAGAGGTAGTTATGTTATTGATCAAATAGCCGGTGTTACTTTAAATAAAGGTGATCCCGTTATTATTCAACCTTCTATAGCATCTACTGTTGCTAACCAATATTTCAAAAGAGGAGAAACAGTTATTACTCGTTATAATCCTACTATTACACTAGGAAACGCTGGTACAGCAACAGCTATCACTAATAATCCTCCTATTGTCGGTGTATTTATGGGTTGTAAATATAAAGACGGTTCAGGTACTTTTGTTGAACAAGAATACTGGGTTGCAGGTACTCCCGTTACTTCTAAGGTAGAAGCGGTTGTATATGATGATCCGGATATTTTATGGGAACTTCAACTTAGTACATGGTTTGGTGCAGGTAACAACAGTTTTTATTTATTACCTTGTATGCAGGTTCAGGATGCTACTTGGCCTAACACTCAAAATGGTGTAGCTGGTGCAAACATAACTGCTGCTAATAGTGCAATAATTGGTACAAATATAATGTTGCTAACAGGTAAGAACGCAGCTGCCGGTTCAGGTGTTTCATTAAATACTATTAATAAATGGAATGGTGTTGCATCAGTTAATGCTGGTTACGCAGATAATCCACTTATTGCTAACTATGGTACTAATAATGTTGCCAGAAACCCTTGGGGTGTATCAACATTTTATGGTTGTCCTTCTCTTGCCGGAACTAGTGCTAATCCCAGTGTTGTTAGTGGTACCAATGAATATGGTAGAACAGCTGTTACGCCTTTTAAAGTTCTTGGTTTTAGTGATGATCCAAAAAATATTCCTGATACATATGGTCAGCCGAATCAGGTAGCAGTTGCAGGTACATATTTTAATACTCCTTTCCTTAATGTTGTCGGGATTATTAACAATCATGTATATAGACCAGGTTCTGTAAGTGTTACACCTGCGGTTTAATAATTAAATAAAGAGGTAAAATATAAATGATTAATACTTCTTCCATTTTTCAGTTAATGCGGCCGCTAATCGATGGATTTATCGGCAAATATGATCAATTACCTGAAAACTGGAAACAAATATTTCAAACTAAACCTTCTGAACATGCTTACGAAATTATTCAGGAGATTAGATATCTTGGATTCGCCAGAAGAAAAGATGAAGGTGTACCTATAGCTCAAGATACTATGTCTACCCGTAATCAGAAAACTGTTAGACATAATACTTATGGGTTAAGCTTTCCAATTTCTCGTGAGGCTATTGATGATAATCTATATAAAACACAGTTTCCCGATAGACTTGCAGCTCTTGGTGCATCCCTTCGTGCTACTAGAACTCAAGAAGCAATGAACGTTCTAAATCTTGGTACTACTTCTATTATAACTACGGATGGTGTTACTTTATTTAATACGGATCATCCTCTTGATAACGGCGTTACCAATTCTAATTATGCTATGCTTGCTTTAAGTGAAGTAAGCATACAACAAGCCGTCAAGGATATCAGAGGATTTAAACAATTATCCGGTATTCCTGCTTCTGTTAAACCGCAATTATTAGTTGTCGGTACCGCTAATGAAACTGCTGCTACTATTTTAACAAATAGTCAGTATAGAGCATCTGTCGGTACTACTAACGATAATACTTTAGCCGGAGTCAATGATATTAACGCTATTTATCATAACAGTGTTTTCCCTAAAGGTTTTGTTGTTGATAGTTATCTAGTTAATGAGAACTTTGCGGCTATTATTACTGATGTTAAAGGACTTATTCATTACGAGCGTCAGAAAATCCAAAACATGGAATGGGTTGATCAGCATTCACATACAAACTGGTTTTCAGCTTTTGAAAGATACAGTTTTGATGCTACTGATTGGCGTTCTGTTTATGGTTTAACGGTATAGGAGGGTAATTATGGCAAGTCATAGTAGACCTCTTGCAAATATTATGTGCGG